ACCTCTTGCGACACCGTCCGCCCGAAGTCCCGAAGCTTGTCCTTGTCGAACGGGTCGAACCCGCTGTTGACGTTGAACTGGTGAGCGGCGGCGGTGCCGGCGATGGCCGCGTCCGCCCGCTTGCCGGCACGTTCGGCCGCTGCATTGCTGCCTGGCGCACCCCAGCCCGTGGCGATCCGGGCATAGCCCGCCAGCGTGCCCAGCGGGCTCATCGCCATGCCGGCCGCTTCGCGCAGCGCCGGCCGCAGCGCTGCGCCGCCGATCTCGTCTGCCTTGGCCTTCAGCCAGGCCAGCCCGCGCGCGGCACGGTCCAGGTCGCTGATCAGATCGTCGACCAGGTACTTGATGCCCCGGCCGATCAGATCCTCGATAGAGGCAATGGCATCGTTCACCGGGTCGACGAAGGTGGTAGCGATCCGCTCGCCCGCCTCGCCGTAGCGGTCCGCCAGGAAGTCGGCCATGCCGCCGCCTTCGCTTGCCCGGCTGGCCAGCAGCGAAAGCCCCATCACGGCAACGGTGATCGCCGCGCCCCAGGGCCCGGCAAAGATGGCGCCCACCCGGCCGGCGGCGCCACCCATCATGGAAAGCGCATAGCCAACCTGGTTGGCCTGCTGTGCGAAGATGATGCCGGCGCTGGTTCCCGAAGCCCACTGCACCGCCACGTCGTTGGCCTGCATGCCCATCTGGGCCATGCCCATGCGGTTGCTGGCCTGCGCCTTGCGGATCGCCTCAGCGGCCTGGCGCTCGGCCGCCGCCTTGCGCTGCGCCTCCGCGATCACCGCGTTGGCCGCGCGCCGGGCCTCCTCGATCTCCTGCTGGGCGACGCGGCGGATTTCTTCCAGCTTCTCCTGCGCCGCCTGCCGTTCCACCCCGCGCTTCATCTGCGCGGCCTGGCGCGCGTCGTTCACCTGGCGCCGGCCACATTCCTGCACCTCGCGGGTAACGGCCTGCACGCTCTGGCTGACACTGCTGCCGGCCGCCTTCGCTTCGGCCGCCGCGATGCGCATGGCATCGCCGAAGCCCTTCGATCCCGACGCGAGCTCTTTCAGCGCCTGGCCGGATTGGCCGGGCTTCACATCGACCCGACTCTCGACGTTCAGCTGGACTGTCATTGGGCGGCCAGCCTTTCCGAGACCAGCTTCAAGGCCTCATCTTCCATGATCCGCAGGTCCAGAAATACGCCCGGCGAAGCATCGATCTGCAGCGCCTCGGCGGTCGGCTTGATGGCCTCGTACTTCAGGCCGGTGCGCACCCCGGCAAGCCCGGCCGTGTTCCACTGCGTGTTCAGCGCGCAGAACAGGCCGATCGCCGGGCCCTCGTCGTCCAGCCCCAGCTCAAGCAAGTCTTCGGCGTCTTCCGCAGGCAGCTTCGCCAGCTCGCGGGTGATGTTCTCAGCGGTGGCGCCGGCGGCCTGCAAAGCCTGCCTTACACGCTCTCGGAAGCCGCTGCCGCCGCGCCGGTCCGGGGTGCCGCCGCCGCTGGCCCAGCGGGCGACGGCACGGAGTTTTTTTCCCGCTCCTGCGCCTGCCCCTGGAAGAAGGCGATGTAGGCCAGCGTGAAGGCCAGCGCGAACCCGGGCATGTCCAGCAGCTCGGCGGCGGCTTCGCGACTGAAAGGAACGGGGGCGCCGTCGGCGTCCACCACATCCTCCCAGTCCTTCACCACGCTCAGGAAGTTCTCGAGTTCCTCCTCTGGCGTCACTTCGCCAGGGGCGTTGAAGATGCGGTTGAAGGCCTTGCGGCCACACCGCGCGAGCTTCAGCTTCAGCGTCTGCTCGACGAGCTCGCCTTCGGGAGACACGGAATTCCAGCGGACCGGCCATTTGGAGACCGGGTCCTTCACCAGCTTGAACATGGAAGCGTCCTTTGTTGGGTTGGCGGCGAACGCCGGGCGCGGCGGCCCGGCGCGGCGCGTTACTTGGTTTTCAGGGTGAAATCGTTGCCGGCGGCCGTGGAGACGAAGTCGAGGTTCGCCGACAGAAAGATGCGGTTGGCTTCCACGGTGAACTCGGCATCCGTCAGCACCGCATTGGCGCTGGCGATCTCCACGATGTTGCCGGCCACCAGGCCGTGCACCAGGCTGAAGGCGCCGCCCACGCCGCTGGCGATGTCGGTGAAGAAGTTGCGCACGCCCAGATCCGGAAGCTCGAACACCACGCGGGCGCGGGGCGATCGGGCAGAGCCGCTCTCGTCCTTGCCGAACACCACCTGCCGGGTAGCCGTCGTGGAGTAGTATTCCAGCTTGTTGCCCATGTTCAGCTCAAAGCTGCGAACCCCCAGCGTCACGCCGAACAGCTGCACCACTGTGTTGATCAGCGACACCTCGACCGGCGGTGGATAAACCGGCAGCACCACCCCGGCCGGCGAGCTGGGCGTGATGATGTTGGCCTCGTCCTGGTGCAGGCCCATGTAGTCCCAGGCGATGGAAGGCAGCTGCTTTTCCACCAGGCTGATCGTCATGTTGCCGCGCGAACCCTTGCCGCGCAGATCGAAGGCGTTGCCCTTGTTGCCGGCCAGGCTCAGCGAGCCGCCGTCGCCCACGCCGATCAGCGGATAGCCGCATTCCGTGGCGGCAACCGGCACGGCCGCGCCGAACTGGCAGCCACGCGTGAACTTGCCCCAGTGGGCAACCCCATCGACAGTGCCGGCGCCGGTCAGCTCCTGGCTGAACTGGTGGCGCTGGCGCTTGGCCGTGCGGCGGCTGGGGTTGGTGCCGTGGAAACCGCGCTCGGTCTGCCGGCGCACGTCCTCGCCCTCGATCGGCGTCATCTGGTAGCCGAAGATCACGGAGGCATCGGTGGCCGGCGCGGGCGCCGCCCAGGTGGCATAGCTCGCCTCCACCTTGGCGAGCATGAGGGAAAGATCACTGATCGCCATCGGCGGCCTCCGTCTTGTGGTTCTTGGCGAGCGACTTGCCGATGGCCTTGGCGGCGCCCGGCAGGGCTTCGGTTAGGACGGTCTCGACGGCAGCGCTCACGACCACCGCAAGCTCTGCCGCCCCCTTCTGGAACGCGGCCGGCAGCGCGCGCAGGCGCTCCTCGGCCGCCCGCAGCGCCAGGCTGGCGGGCAGGCCATCATCGGCCAGCAGGGCGCGATCACCCCGGCGGAAAATGCCCGCCGGGGTCACGGCGTGCAGCTGCTCGTCGAACCATCCCGGCAGAGCCGCTTCATCGTCGAAAATAGGGGTCTCAGGGGTCACTTATCGGCTCCTCAGGCAGCGTCACGGATTTTGCGGATGCGGGTGCGGCCCCGCATGCGAATGGCTCGGCCGATCAGGCCGGGGGGCAGTTCCCGCCCCAGATTTCGGATGTCGCCCACCGTCAGCACCGAATCCCAGCCATCCGGCTGGACGCCGAACAGACGCTCCAGTACCGCGTCGCGCAGCACATCGAGCTGGGGCTTGGCGCGCCCGATCCGTGCACCATCAGGACGAAGAACGATCACAACCAGCGCGGTGGAATTTAGCGTCTGATCGAGGACGTAGCTGCCCTCAATAGGCGGCGTGCCTGTCACATTTTCAGACGCCACGTAGAGCGCCGGCAGCGCCAAGTTTGGCCGCTCGGCGATCTTTACCAGTTCTTCGACATCCCAGATCGACTTGACGAGGCCGGCGGGAACCATGTCCTCCAGCAGCGCGGTGACGCTTTCTGTTTTCATGCCGCGCCTCCGGCATAGGCATCGCCCAGGAAGTCGCCCAGCAGCAGCGGAATCTCTTCCAGCTCCTCATGGCCGAAGCCGACGATCGGGCGCGCCGGGATGTCCACTCTGCCGCGCGGCCCGAAGGGTGTTTTCAGCGCCTTCTTGCCGCTGTCCGCGCGAGGCCGGATCGTGGCGCCGCCATGGAGGGAGCGGGCGTAAGGCAGGTTGGTGCCAATCCATGACGCGAAGCTGTCGAAACCCGCGTTGCCCAGCAGGTTGCCCAGCAGGCCGCCGGCCACGCCGCGGATCTGCAACGTCTTCCCGCCTTCCTTCAGCTTGCGCTGGGATGGCAGCCAGGGAATCGCGTTCGGGTCTTCTTCCTTGTCGAAGCGCTCCTCAACGGCGCCGGCCATCAACTCGGAGATCGCGCCCATGACCGGCGAGAAATCCAGATGCGCAGCGGCTCCGCGCTCGAGGCCGGCCGTCAGCGCATCGGAAAAGGTGAAGTCGATATCCACCTCTACAGATCCCGCAGGCTCTCGCGAGAGAAGACATTGGCGCCGGGTCGGAACAGTACCGGCTCGGGGCTGCTCTCCGCGGGCGGCGCTGGCACGGCCAGCTGAGCCTTGCCTTCGCCCAGCTCGCGCAGGCGGCGCAGGGCCACCTCGTCGCGCTTCGCCACCTGCTCGGGCACGTCGAACTTGTAGAGCCGGGCAATGGCGCGGTCGTAGATCAGCGTCGGCAGCGGCGCCGGCGCCGGCAGCGGCAGTGGCAGTTGGTATCGGCCAGCCAAATAGCTGTCGGCCTCGGCCTGCGCATCCAGCAGCGCGGCTTCCAGCCGTTCGCCATCGATCGCACCGCGCCCGTCCTCGTCGGTCAGCTCGATGGAAAGGTCGAGGCCGGCACGGGCCACGAATTCGGCAAGGCTAAGGTAGGTCGGCTGCACGGCCCCGGGCACGCGCCAGCTCTGGTCGAGGCACAGCAGCTCCTGGCGCTGCTCGGCCACGCCGCCGGCGCCGTCGGCCACGCGGGCCTCGATCAGGTAAAGCTCGCCATTGGTGCCGCCGTCGAACGACAGCATCACATAATCCGCCCCCGCGTGCTGCGCCGCCACCGTCAGCGCCGCCACCTCCGCCACGCGACCGCGCGGGGTGATGACGACGCTGTCGATCGCGCCGATCGGCACGCCGGCCGGCTGCCCAAACTGCATCCGCAGATGGGCGCGCGCGGCCGGGTCTTTCAGGGCGGGCGTGAAGCTCATTCGGCTTCGATCCACTCCAGGTTGAAGCGGCGCTCGTTCAGCAGATGCAGCAGCTGCTCGGGCGTCAGGTCCGTGGGCGCGAACGTCTGCGCTTCACCCACCGCGAACTGGCGGCCGGCA